ATTCCATGCTCAAAAATCTTGAACCGGGATATTGGTTTTACAATGAAGAAAAAGCACCTATTTTTGGTACTGATAGGCAACTAGGTTTTTATGCTCAAAATGTAAACGCTGCCATTGGCCCAGAAGCGGCACCCGCACCTGAAGAAGGAAAACCTTGGGGCTACTATGATCGTTCTGTGTTGGCAGTAACTGTTCTGTCTTTGCAAAAAGCACTCGCAACAATAGAAGAATTAACAGCAAGACTAACAGCACTAGAGGCTAAATAAAATGATTACAAACACTTGGAACATCGTAGCGATGAACTGCAAACCTGATGTCAACGGTATGCTTGATTATGTGGTAACGAGCCACTGGACTCTCAGCGCAACAGACGGCACTTACACAGGCTCAGTGTACGGCACAGCGTCATTTGAAGTTGATCCTGATAAACCTGACTACACACCTTATGTAGACTTAACTTTGGATGAAGTTATTGCTTGGACACAAGCATCATTGGGCGCAGAACAAGTTGCCTCTTATGAAAAGTCTGTTGCTGACCAAATTAAAGCACAAATTAACCCGACTATCGTCACTCCACCTCTACCTTGGATTGTATAAAAATGATTGATTTAAACTTAAGCGTACAAGAAATTAACCTTATCCTACAAGCACTGGGTCAAGCACCTTATGCGCAAGTAGCAGAGTTAGTTGAGAAGATTAAGGTACAAGCTGTACCTCAAGTTGAGGCGTTACCAAAAGAAGAAGTAGTAGAATGAAAATAGAATGGTCTGAAGCCTCTACTAAACGAGGTATCATATGGGTTGCAACTGCTGTAATAGGAAGTGTATTTGTTTTCCTAGGTAAACCTGTAGACCAATTATTACTACTCGCTGGCGGGGTTGCTGGTGGCTTAGGTGTGATACTAAAAGACTAATGCCATACTTATTCGTTGGTATTATTATTGCGAGTTTTGCCTCTGGATATGGTTTTGCTTATAAAGTATCACAAGCAGAAATTAGAGAGATGGCAGAGAGCATCTCTACTATGAACCGAGAAGCTGACATACAACTAGCGACTCTAACTGAAGAAGCGGATAAGGCCCATACAGAAGCCTTGAAGCTTAATAAAGAACTGGAGGACGCTAATGTCTCAGCAATCAATGCAATTAATAGTCAGCACGATAGTTTTAAGTCTGTGCGCATGTACGACAACAGCAGGAAAAGTAGTAGTTGCACCGCAACAAAAGGTGATAGTACCAACCCCACTGCTGGAGCCACTGAAGATAGACACGAACTTTCAGACGAACTTACAAGCTTTCTCAAGTCTGAAGCCTACCGAGCAGACGAAATAAGTGCGTATGCTATACTATGCCAAAAGTTTGTGGTGGATAATAATTGTGGGATAACTAAATAATGTTTGGGCTAACTGCTTTTGCACAATCTCCACTTGCTGATTTTGAGCATAATACAACATCGTATGGAAATTATTTATACGCAGGATTAGACGCTAATATTCTTAATAATAGAAGCATAACTGCATTAAATGGCGTTTATGATTACATAGGTAATAACGCAAGTTTACTTGTTAATAGAAACTTAACAGCAACCAGCGCAGTAAATAGGACGATTGCTTTTTCAGAATTACCTTTTGCTGGACTTGATTTAGTAACACAAAATAAATCCTATACATACATAGGATTAACATCAGATTTGCTTGTTACTAGAAATCTAGTTGCTCTGAATGGAGTTTACACCTATACAGGCATGAACGCTGTTTTCTCTCAAACATTGACAGCATTAAATGGTGTTTATAGTTGCACAGGCAATAATGCAAGTTTGCTTAAAACTTATAAAGTATATGCCATTAACGGTGAATATGGATATGTAGGCTTTACATCAAGAAGAAAGATATTTATTGGTAACTGGGAGATAGGAGAGGATTTTGTTGATGTATGGACTTGTCAGGACGATAATACTTCATCAGTATGGACAAAACAAACACCACCAACTGCAACTTGGAATTAAAAAATGAATTATGCAGATATTGTAAGTTTAACGCTTGGTTATGCTGATAGGCAAGATACAGAGGTGACATCTCGCATTGATCTATTTATGCGTGTTACTGAGGCTCGTATTAATAGGCTTCTTATGACGCTTGATATGTCATGCAGAGCTACAACACCAATGAGCAGCACAACTGAATATTATTCATTGCCAATCAACTATTCTGTTATGCGATCTATTAAGGTTATTAATAATAATAACTCAAAAAGTAGAGTAACTTTGTTGCAAGTCAATCCAGAACAGATGGCGAACATTATTAACAATGGTGAAACACAATTTCCATGCTATACCGTTATTTCTGGAGATATTCATGTACAACCTTTTTATGATAATACTCATTCACTAGAGATTGATTACTTTCAAACATTGCCACCATTATCAACTAGCATAACAACCAACTGGCTTTCTGACTCCAATCCAGATACTTATATTTTTGGATTATTAGTTGAGATTAATAGCTTCATAAAAGATGCAAACTCAGCCACTATGTGGGATGCTAGATTTAATCAAGCATTAAGTGAAATAACAAACAATGATTCCAAGTCTACTTGGTCAGGTACTTCTTTAACTACTTTCCCAGGGTAATTATTATGGGTTTAGAAACAGGCTCAACCATATCAAGTTTTATTACATCAAACCCAACAAGCTCTGATCCAGTCAATCAAGGTGATGACCATATAAGATTAATAAAGTCAGTGCTACAGGCACAGTTTCCTGGCTCTACTAGCACTGGTTTTAATACAGCAATTACAGCAACAGAGGCTGAGTTAAATTCACTTCACAATAGTGGTATTGGAAACCTTGTTGCTAATGTACATGCAGATGGTTCTGGAAATGTTGGTATTGGCACAGCTAGTCCTGCTCAGAAACTACATGTAGTTGGAAATAGTTATGTATCAGGAACAACATTACTTGCAGACGCAGGGTTTATGTTTAACTCTGATGCAGGACAAGACACAGGAATTTCATGGGCATCTGATGGTGTAATGAATGTTAGATGTAATGGTGCTACTGTAGGGCAGTTTAATAACACTGGTTTTACAGGAAACTCAGCAACAGCTATTAATGCTACCAATGCCGTTAATGCTACTACCTCTGCAACTTGCACAGGCAACTCAGCAACGGCTACTTATGCGCCTTTAATATCAGGAACAGCACAAACAGCGTCAGGTGCAACGGTATCATTTACAGGTATTCCTAGTTGGGCAAAAAGAATAACCGTTCTACTTGTGGGTGTTACTACAGTAAGTTCTGGCATACCGGCTATTAGGGCAGGAGCAGGGAGTTATGAGGCTACAGGTTATCTTGGAGCAACTGTAAAAGTAGGATCAGTTAACACAACAGATGGTGGTGCAAGTGCAACAACTTCATGGGATATAGTTAATAGTGCTTCTTCTACTTATATTTATACTGGTCAACTTGTAATAACAAAATTTTCTGGAAATCAATATATTATTTCTGGACTTTTACAGTACAACACTAGCACTGGATTAATAGTTAATGGTGTTAAAACTTTTTCTGGGCCAATAACTCAGCTGCAACTACGGATGCAAACAGGAACTGACACCTTTAATGGTGGAACTATGAATATTATGTGGGAATAATTCTCATGCCATTATTAAAGATTAATAATTTAGGATTACAAAATGTTAATTTTGATTTAGAACCTTGTGATCTTCCTCCTGAAGTATTTACTTACGGGACAAATTACAGGCTTTTAAATAACAAGATTAAATCATCAAACATGTCTAAAACATTGGCTACACCACCAGCCAATTTTAAGGCAGGTTTAATCATGTCAGTCAATGTGGCAAGCGGTAATTTTTATGTATTATTGGGACAGTCAGCAGCATGGGTATATAACGGTTCAGCATGGACAGCGATAACTTCTGCAACTGGCTATCCTGGTATTAGTACAGATGGAGAGTTGTATTGGCAGGGATGTATGCTTGGAAGTATTCCGATTGTTAATAATAGACAGCATTATCCAGAATATTGGTCTCCACAACAAACAGCACAGATACTTAAACCTCTTAATTTTGATCCAACTCATACATGGCAAGCAAAAGGTTACAGCGCAAATGTTATAAGATCGCATAAAGACTTTTTATTTGCTCTTAATCTGTCAGAAGGAGGAACAACACTTCCATCAACTTACCGCTGGAGCAATCCTGCTGATGTAAATGGTCTACCTTATACTTGGGACGAGTCAGACTTATCTGCCATAGCTGGGAAAGCATCTGTTGGTGGCGACATGGGCGCACTGGTAGATGGTAAAACATTAAGAGATAGTTTTATTCTTTATTCAGAAAGAGGAATTAACATATTAAATTATGTTGGTGGAGAGTTTATTTGGCAACGTCAAGTATTAACGACTAATCATGGATTGTTGGCTAAAAACTGTGTAGCAGAAGCCAATGGATCACATTACTTTTTATCTGATGGCGATATATTATCTAATGATGGAAACTCTATACAGTCTATTTTAAATAAACAGTTAAAAACACGATTAACTAACAACATTGATACAACTTATTTTGCTAATTCATTTGCTTTAACCAATCCTATTACCAAAGAGATATGGTTTTGTATTCCAGAAGTAGGAAATAAATTACCTAATATTGCGTTTATATTTAATTATGTAGATGGTACTACTTCAATTCGTAATATACCAAACACAACAACAGGTCTTACGTTCGGTGTGAATCTTTCTGTTCCTTTGCTATGGAATAATATTTCAGATACATGGGATACGTCATCAAGGGTTTGGACATATGATTCAACATCAGTATTTTCTAAGACTGTTGTCAGTACAAATAACGTCAACAGTGCGATTGTTTCATTAGAACTAGACGACAACACTACTGTTCAAAATACGTTGCTAGAAAGGCTTAGTTTTGCCTTAGAAGGGCAGGAAGTGGTAACAACAACACAAAGTGTATACCCACACTTAACATCCAACGAATCTGTTAGCATACAGTTAGGCTCACAAGACTTTGTAGGTGGTGCAGTACGTTGGAAACCTGAAGTATTATTCAATCCTAAGACCATGCGTAAAGTGGATATTAGAACGACTGGAAAACTACTGTCATGGCGCATAAAGTCAACGGGTTTACTGCCATTTACTTTAAGTGGTTTGGATATAGAATATGTAATTAATGGGCTTAGATAATGGATAGCACATTAATAGCTCAACTGCTTGGTCAGATTGATAAACCTACAGCAGAAAATCCTGATTATGGGCTTGATAGTTATCTTAAAAAGTATGGTGTGCCTCCTCCATATAAATCAATACAAGATTATTTAGATAATGGTGGTCATTTAAAAGATGAGTTTAAACTACCTAACCACATAACATTCAGTACATTTAGCCCTTATTCTGCACCTGATATGCAGGGTGGTAATTGGTTAAAAGGTGGCATGGATAGATGGAGTTTTGAACCATCACAATTTAATTTACAAAATACGCCAATAAAAGATTTGATTACCTATTTTAATACTAAGGAAAAGAAAGGTACGTTCTTACATGCACCAAATGGTAAATATTATGAAGGTAGTAAATAATGGAACAACCTCCTTTTACAACAACACCAGAACTTAAAGAGTATCTAGTCAGACAACTTACTGCTGTTAATTATAAAGCTGATGACTTAGGGAATCTTAATATATTAACAGCATTACCAGCAAAACCGCATGTAGGTAAAATTTATTATTTTGCTAATGCAATACTGCCAGATATTACTTATGAAGGAGCATGGGTATACACGTCTTACGGCTGGACATCATTATCATCAATGTCATCTGCTCCTTATGGTGCATTTTCAGATACTTTAACTCATACAGTTACTGCAAATACTGCTAATCTAATGACATTTAATACTACTGATTATAGTAGTAATGTTAGTATAGTAAGCAGTTCAAGAATAACTGCTGCTTATGCAGGGTTATATAACATACAATTCAGTACGCAGCTTCAAAATGTTGATAATGCTCCACAAGATGTTTTTATCTGGTTAAGAATAAATGGAGTTGATGTTGTTGGTTCAACAGGTCTTATTGGACTGCCAGCTCGTAAATCTGTAGGTGATCCATTTCATGATATTAAAGGTTGGAACTTCTTTTTAAGATTAAATGCAGGACAATATGTTGAAATTGTATGGTCTACAACAAGTGCAAACGTAACTATACAATCTTATATTGCAAGTTCAACACCAACTAAACCATCAACTGCATCTAATGTAGTAACAATGACTTATGTAGCACAATGAATAATTACAATATAGTAGCATTACCACCAACATTAGTAGAAGTATTGTGGGAAAAGATTGTTCCACATCTTAAAAAGGCTATTGAAATATCAAACGGTGAGCTTACTGAGGAAGGAATAAAAAGAGTCCTATTGTCAGGAAACAATATGGCACTTCTTATTTGTCGTAATGAACACATTGTTGCAGTTCATACTTTAGAAGTAAGAGAACTTTCAGAAGGATTGCGTGTCCTCCATATTAACGCCATTGGTGGTGAGGAAATGGGTGCATGGTTTGAACAATATGTGCTTGTAATGAGAGCTATAGCAAAAGACTTAAACTGCACAGAAGTCAGAGGTTGTGCAGTTAGAAATGGTTGGTTAAGGTATCTTAAAGGATTAGGATTTGAAAAAATATCATCAACAGTTAGATTAAAACTAGGGGAATAACATGTCTGTAAAAATATATAAAAACTCATTTAAACTAAATGAAGCATGGGGTGATGGACGTAGAGCAGCTCAAACAGGCTTGCTTGTCGGTACTAATCCATTTGATGCAAGTGTTCCTGCTTACCAAGCATGGATAGACGGCTTCAACAACACTTTCGCATAAGGAGAAGGTCATGTCAGGTGGTGGAAGCTATAATCAAAGCAACGCAAACAACCAAAGTCAGTTTCAACAAAAAATACCTAAGTGGCAATCTGACGCGCTTACTAAGATGTACAATGCAGCAGCAGGTACTTATGGTAATGTTGGAAATACCATTAATCAACAAATGGGTGGAGCGCAAGATTACATTAACCAAACAAACCAAGCTGCAATGCCAGCATGGCAAAACCAGTTAGGTGGTGGTGTATATCAAAATATGGATAATGCCAATAGACTTTCTGAGTCATTACAGCAATCGTTAAATGCTCCAACTAACACACAAAGCATCTATTCCCAGATGATGGGTGGACAGGGTAATACCTATGCTGATGCAATGAAAGCTGGTTATGCTGCTGATGCCAATAGAGCAACTGCAAATATGCTTTCTAATCTTGATGCAAGAGCAGCAGCTTCTGGAATGTCTGGTGGGTCAAGACATGGAACAGCAACTTCTCAAGGCATGTATGACATTAATAGTAATCTGCAAAAGAATTTAGCAGATGTTGGTTATAATACTTTTGATAAAGACTTGCAAAACAAACTTAACATTGCACAACAGGCAGATCAAGGAACACTTGCTAGACAGCAACTAATGTCAAACATGTTAGGTCAACAGCAAGGCGTTTCTACTGGTGCTTTAGGTATGGGACAGAATATGCAAAATCTTGGTATGGGTTCTTTTGCTCCTGGCATGATGCCGTGGCAAAACATTAGTAACTATGCAAATGCTTTAGGATCACCAACAGTGCTTAATTCAGGTAGCAGTTCTGGGAACAGTAATGCTATGGGTATGAGTGGCGGTGGAGGTGCTAAGTAATGGGTAGTTTATTGGAGTTATTAAGTGGCGGTGGAAGTCTTGTTGATTTACTAAGAAAGAATCCTATGGGAGGTTCTGGCAATGCCATGTCTGGACAGGTTGCAGGTGCTGTATTGCCACAAAGTTCATTAAATCAAGCATTAACAGGATCACCTACAACTACTAATCCTATGATGTCATCAACAATAGGATCAACAGCAACCATTCCTGCACAAAAACAAAGTAATCGTAGTTGGGAGAAATGGGCGCAACCACAAGATGTTTCTGCTGGATTAGTTGCAGGACAAGCCAACGATCCGATGTATAATCAAATGATGCAACAGGTTATGCAACAACAACAGCCTCAACAACAAAGACAACCAATGACTTCTGTTGGTGTAGCGCAGCTTCCACAGACAGGTATTCCACAAGCTACTATGCCTCAAATGCCTGGTGCTATTCATCCAAACGAAGATATGATGTCATTATTTAGAAGATTAATGGGAGGTGCGTAGTGGCATTTAATATTGTTGATATGTTAAGAGGTGATATTGTCCAGCGACAACAACCTCAACAAAATTCAAGCTCAGGTCTTGGTGAGATGCTTTCATATCTAATGCAAAGTAACAACCAACCTGTTGCAAAAGTTCCTGAACAAGCTCAATACTGGAATCCTCCGAGTTTAAGTGAGATTGCTCAAGTTTCTGCTAATAGAAGACAAGAAAATCAACAAGAAGATTCATTTGCAAAGTTGCGTGAATTGATTGGAACTAAAGGAACTGCTGGTAATAATATTCCAATACCATTTAGGGGTGCAGTAATGCCAACTAAAGGAACAGGATTAATGGGTGGACAAATAACCATGCCAGAATTTGCTATTGGTCTTGCTGGTCTTCCTGATAAGGCTTTAGCATCTCAAGGTTTTGATATGATGACTAACTTGTCAAAACCAACTCCTCAACCTGCTCTACATTCTATGGGTGTTCCTAATAAACCTGGTTATAAAGTTAATTTCTATCTTGATGCTAATAACCAACCTGTACCAGTTGGCGAACCGTACAAAGCAGATGGAGGAATTAATATTAATACTGGTGCTGCAGGTGCTATGGGTAATATATTAACACCAGCGCAAAACAAAGAAATTGGTCTTAATGAAAAAGATGTTGCACAAGTTAATCCACAAGGAGCTATTAGTGTTATTAGCAAAGCACCTGCACCAGTTGAATTAAAAGATTGGCAAAGAAAAGATTTAGACTTTGTTACAAGAATGATGCAAGCAGATAAGGTTTTATCTGAAGTTGGGACTAAATATGATCCATCTTATGTAAAAGGTGCTAGATATTTAGAGAATACACCAATCTTAGGTGACATAGCTAATGCTGCTATAAGTGAAAATGACCAACGTGTTTTACAGGCTCAACGTCAATTCCTTAATTCTGTATTAAGACCTGAGTCTGGTGCTGTTATTGGTGATGTTGAATTTGCAAGTGGAGTAAAACAATATTTTCCACAGCCAAATGAATCAAAAAAGATACAGGAACAAAAAGCTAATGCAAGAAGAACTGCAATAGAAGGTTTAAAACTTGGAATACCTCCAGAGTTTTTACCTAAAACAGATTATGGATCATATTCTCCATCAACAGGAGGTGGTTTAAAATCTGCTGAACAATACTTAATGGAGAATCAATAATGAGTTCCTATGGTGATTTACAAAAAGCATTTTATCTAGCGCAACAAAGAGGCGATACAGAGCATGCCACAAAGTTTGCAAAAGAATTAGCTGCACAAGGAACTGATTATAGTGGAAAGCAAGTTGAAGAAGCCAGCCTACAGGCTGGTGATACATTAGGCGGTAATGTTTGGAATGGCAAAGGTTGGGTATCTCCTGATAAGTATGATCTGCCGTTAAAACCTACCATGCAAGAAAACAAACCACAATCATGGTTAAAGGTAGCAACAAGAGGCGTTTCCAATCTTCCATCATCTACTGTTGGCGTAGCTGGTGACGTTGTGTCTAGCGTTTTACATCCTGTTGATACAGCACAAGGTGTTTTAGATTTAGGCAATGCTGTGCTTCAGAAAGTGCTTCCTGATGCTATTGTTCAAATGATGCCAGAAAGCACACGCAATAATCCTGCTAAATTAAACGCTGTCGTTGATTTTTATAAATCACGCTATGGTAATGTGGAAAACTTTAAAGAAGCTTTAGCATCTGATCCTGCAAGCGTATTAGGTGATTTTTCAACAGTGCTAACAGGTGGTGGTTCTTTAGCTTCAAAAATTCCAGCGTTGACTAAAGTTGGTAATATTGTAGCAGGCGCAGGACGCATTGTTGATCCTTTATCTATTGCTGTTAATGCAACTCCTTCGTTTGGTAGAGGTCTTGCAAATGTGATTGGTGGAGTTGGAACACATACAGGCGGAGAAAGTTTAAAAACAGCAGCTAGAGCAGGAACTGAAGGTGGAAAGATGGCTGAAACATTCTTAGGAAACATGCGGGGCAATGTTCCTATGCAGGATGTTTTAGATATGGCAAAACAAAATGTTGCTGATATGGGTGCTACAAAAGCACAAGCATATCAACAAGGAATAGCTGGTATATCTAATGATAAATCAATATTAGATTTTAATAAGATAGACAATACTTTAGCAAATACATATGACAAGGTAACATTCAAAGGAAAACCAAAGAATGATGTTGCATTTACTGCTTTTAGTAAAATAGCTGATGAAATTAATAACTGGAAAAATTTAGATCCTGCTGAATATCATACGCCAATAGGTCTTGATTCGCTTAAGCAAAGAATAGGTGGAATACAAGAGTCTATTCCATACGAAGAAAAGACTGCAAGAATGGTAGCTAAAAATCTTTATGATTCAGTAAAGAATGAAATATCTAATCAAGCACCAACCTATTCAAAAGTGATGAAGGATTATTCACAGGCATCTGATTTAATCAATGAAATAGACCGTACATTCTCATTAAAACAGTCTGGCAATCCAGATACAGCGATGCGTAAACTACAGTCTTTAATGCGTAATAATGTTAATACAAATTATGGAAATAGACTTGATCTGTTTAAAACTTTAGAAGATCAAGGAAGGAATGAACTTACTTCTGCAATAGCAGGTCAAGCACTTAACTCATGGACTCCAAGAGGTCTTGCAAATGCTGGATTAACAGGTATAGGAAGTTATGCGGTTGGTGGCGCACCATTGGCTGTACCTATGCTTATGGCACAATCACCTAGATTAATGGGTGAAGCAGCTTATGGTGTTGGTTTATTATCAAAACCTGTAACAAAAACATCTAAAAAGTTAAAAGGTATGTTTGATTATTTAAATATTGATCCAACACTTACTGGAAATTTATTATACCAAGCCAGGGAGGATCGTTGATGACATTAGAAGAAATTGTTAATGGTTTAAAATCTGCTGGTCAAGATTACAGTCAGTTATTTAATAACAATCCTAGATATACTGGAGTAGCATCTAATGTTACTAAAGGTCTTGAAAACCTTGTACCACCACAGTTTACTAATACACAAGATGCTAAAAGCCAAGAATACAGTAAGAAGTTAGCTGATTGGGCGTTGGGTAATGGTATGGGCATGGCTGGTATGGCGTTGGCTATAAAAAATACAAGAATGGGGGATATTGGTTTTGATCCAAGATTTGATAAGCGCATAAGAGAACAGGAGAAATTAAAAAATTTACAAACAACTGTAGATGTTCCTGATATAGAAATACCAAAGGTATCATTGGTTGACTATGAAGGATACCCTTTTATTACGTCAATGTCAGATAGAACTAATGTTGGTCAATTGCAATATATAAATGGAGTTCCTGTAGGAACTAATTTGCAAGGTGGACAAGATTATATGTTTAATAATCCTGGTCAAGTTTGGGCTTCTGCAAAATCTCCATCCAATGCTTTAGTAAAACAAGCAAACTATTTAAAACAAATTACAGGAAAAGATCCTTTATATATGCCATGGCGAATGGCTCCAACAGGAGGTGATTTTGCAAATATGACGGGAGAAACAATGCTCCGTTATATGAGTAATAATATGAGCAAGACAGCGCAAAGAGGAGTAAATAAGCAAATAAAAGATTTTATACCTAAGTTTTCAGGAGTTGGATCAGAAGAAGGATTAAATCAATTTAGAACTGCACCAGATAAAACTCGTAAAGCACTTAAAAGGATGCTTGATAAAAATTACCGTGATGCAGGTGGACTAAGCATAGGTGAAGCTAGACTTGCTGTTTCTGATCCATATCAATTAACATTACCAGATGGTGAGTTGCAAAATATGGGAATGATTTTTTCTGGAAATAAATTAGTTTCAAGATCAGGTCATAATGCTTATCCTTATGGCGTACCTGGAGAAGGAATAGGAAAGCTAGATAAAAATATTAATGCTTTTGAATTATTAACAAATGCTGCTGAGTATAGAGGAATTAAAGACCTTAAAAATCCATCTCAGCAAGATATTCGTGCATTGCAAATGAAGCCTTATGGCGGAATATTAACAAATGAAATTTTAAAGAAACTTGGATATTAATATAGGTATTCATCCTTAAATTTATCAGCAAGTTTTTTATTATATTTTTCTGTTATGAATGCTTTTACTTTTTCTTGTGTAGTTGTTTTTATGTCAAAAACAACACAATGTGTTTCATATAAATTAAGTGCTTCCATCATTTTTTTTGGAATTTTTACGTCACAGTTAATTGTTGGTTTCATTAGTTTGCGCTCTGTAGCTTTGGGAGTTGTTTAACCAACTCCCTTTTTTTATTTACGAACAAATTGACCATCAAGCAAAATCATTTGTGTTTGATAAGCGTTGTTTCTTTCTTGACGTATTTGTCTATCTTGATTAAGTTCATTTATATAAGCATTATAATTAGCATCTTGACGCTGTTGACGTAATTCGTTTGTTATTTGACTTGTACGTGCTTGTGCTGCCAAATCATAACCAGCATCATCATCGCAAGCTAAAACAATAATTGGTATTAATAGCAATATTAAAAATAAATTTTTCATTTCTTTTCCTCTTTCTTTTTATCACCAAATATCTTATCCCAGTTTTCTTCAAACTTTTTCCTATCATTTATAGGACGTTGCGCTGAACCTTTACTCATTGTTTTTCCTCCAGTTGTTTTTCCGCCCATTTAACACCATCTTCAAAACCTTCTTCCCATTCTGCTGAGTAGTATTCCTCACTAAATAATGATGAACGTATTGAGTCAATGTATTCTTCTATTTCTTTTTCACTAATCATTTCTTCTCCCTCTCTGCCAACATCAAGTCTGCCGTGTCATAAGCCCAAAACGGGTGTAATTCTCTTTTAGCTGTCACATATGCTTCAGAAGCTTGTTCAGCAGTGTCAAAATATCCTAAGTGTTTATGTTTTCTATTGACCATTATTTGCGCCACCCATTTTCTATGTTGCTTATGCCATGTAACACCACGAAATCCAGATGTATTATTCGTTTGTGGACTTGATTGATTTTGGTGATTCTCTTGAGAAGTAGCTAATCTTAAATTAACTATACGGTTATCCGTTTTAATCTCATTGATATGATCGATATCTTTTTCTGGAAAATTACCATGAACATATAACCATGCTAACCTATGAGCTTGATATCGTTTATTATCAAGCATAATTTGACTATGTCCCTTTGAATCTTTACATCCAGCAACAGATCCTTTTTTTGCAACTCCCCTACTTTTAAGGTTTGTGAAAATACCAGTATCAGGGTCGTAATGTAATGATTCTTTTAATCGTGCGCTTTCAACGCTCATTTCTCTCTCCAGTACATGCTGTGCATTGCTTTAGTAACCCTTTGGTCACGTGTAATATACTCAAACTTATGATTATTACATGATCTTCTAGCATCTAAAAACCATGCTAGACGACACCATTTATTTTTAATTTTCATCATCTACTCCAATACCGTGTGCTTTTTCTATTGCTCTGGCAAAGTTACGAACCATAAAAGTTTTACCAGCATATTTATCCCCCCATAAATCTGCTATTACATCATCACTCAAAGGCTCACGTTTTTGCGGTGCTGTGTATAAAGGTCTTAAGTTAAATGGTTGCTTTATCTCACCTTTAAATGGTTTTTCACTCCCACAATATGCTTGTGTTGACTCAAGGTCATTCTCGTACCACTCATACATCCAAGCCACAGGCTCTACCTTATCGGTAACATCAACAATATGCTCACGATTACTTTTAACCTTATCTATTAAACCTGCTACCGTAACATCTGACACAGGTGACTCTACAGCCAGCTTCATCCGTTCTAAATCAAAGTTGACAGGCTCTTGCTCAGGTTGGGCGAGTAGTTCTTGAATTTTATCTTCCGCTTCAAGCAGTAGATTGGTTAATCTTTCATTGTCTTTCAACCAGTCTTGTTTGGCTTCTGCAGCCTCTACTAGTGTCCTATTTGATGACTCAAGCCCAACCATTAATCCTTCGTTAAACCTATTTTTCTCAATCACCTTGAATATTTGATCTTGTTCAGGTTGGGCGAGTAGTTCTTTTAGTTCGTAAATAAAATGGGCAGGTATCCTAGACTCACTATGGCTTGATATTCTTCTTAACAACTCTCTTTCTTTATTCATCAATTTTCCCCAATACCGTGTGCTTTTTCAGCCCACTTAACACCGTTTACAAAAGCATCTCTCGTAACATTAAGCATTGATTGATTACCCTCGCTTATTTGTTGTCGTGTTAATGGCGGACGTTTTGAAGCTTTTTTACCTTGTTCGTACCCCAGCCGATGCCACCTCGCAATCCTATCCTCAACAGCCTCTTGCTCAGGTTGGTTAAGTAGCTTTTGAATTGCGACTATCAAGTGCATATCCTGAACATAAGCAAAATTTTCAACAACCTGTTTCAATAGCTCTCTTTCAATAGTCATAATAATTTCCTCGAAAATCTATAAAAAAACTGCAATCCATTTCTTTTAATTCCTTCATTGCATCCATGTGCCACATATAATCTTTGGTATCAACTTCAATGGTTAGGTAGCGTTGGCAATCTTGTTTTTTATCGCAGTTGCTACCAAGACAGCGTGCTGTTTCATCAGATAGTGGGTGTTTTATTTTAGTCATCACACACCTCTACACTAATATGATCCCCAACCCTCGGAGGGTTTTCCCCTGTTGCTTTAAGCCAGTAATCAAGAAGATTAATTGCTTCTAACCACCCTGCTGGTGGGCATTTAGATTCTTGTTTAACGGTTGACAGCGTACTCATTGATGTGCCTGTCTTTCTGGCTATGTCTGCCAGGCTATAACCTTTTACATGTAGCACTTGGAGCATCAATGCAAAATCAATATCCCTATCCATTGTTAATCCTCATGTCCATTTGTTTGCGTCTTAGTTCATTACAAAACAATTCTACTTTTTTATTTTTGTGCATAAACTCCACTATCTGTGCAGCCATGCCAGTAATCTTAATTGGCTTGCCTTTGCCAATAAACGCTGATGCTTCACGAACGTAGGGTAGCCATTCCATAATTGCCGCTCTGTTATAAAGAACAGTACCGTCAAAATGCACACCAGTATGTTTTGGAGCGCAGTATTTCTTATCCTTAAGTATTTTTTCAAGGGTTAACATCTTAACGCCAACCAGTTTAGCCATTTCTCTTTTGGTCATGTTTGACGATACATTTATAACTGGCATATTGGGCATTTTTGACCTCAATGTTTTTGCTCTTGCACGAGCATTTATTGATAACTTGTTTTCTTGTCTGTAACGCTGGTTATGTTCCCTCCTTTTTATAATCCGTTCCTGCTCCGTCATCATAAACAAATGCCTTCTATCACCAACAAAATAAATGCAACTGTCATTGCAATCAATAATATCTTTTGGTGTTTTGTAAATGGTATTAATGGTGGGTTCTTGTAATCTTTCATAATCTTTTATCCTAAAAAAAAAGCCAGCTTTTTACGGCTGGCGAGTGGTTGCCTCCCTTCAAAAAGTTATTAGTTGTAATGCTTTCCAGTTCATGGCGTTTTGGACTAGCACATTAATATCTGTGTACTTGGTGGATAATGTAGCATTTTCTAATAGCTGAAAGAAATCTGATCCGTCTGTTTCTATTATGTCAGCGTTAATTAAAGCTTGCAGATAATCTACAAATGATTGGGCTACTAGACTGCCACCAAATGCTTGGTCTGTTAGCATATCATCAATTACGCTATCAAACTCCATGCTTGCTTCTTCACGCTCGTCATAGGCAAACATTAGAACTCTCCTTTACTTACAAAGCTAGGCACGTTGGTTGGTAGCTCCAACACCTGGTAGATACGCTCACCTTTAGGGCTGTTGTCGATAATAAACATGCCAGAGCCAGTCTTGTGTATTTGTACGGCATGGCTTTCTTTTGTATATGTTGCGCCAATAAAGCCACCTAATGTAAAGGCTGATAAGATTAATATAATTGCTGTTTTATTGTTCATGGTTTTTACCTTTTATAGTTGTAGTTAATGCCTCGTCCTTGAGGCGGTGGTTTAAATTTATTTAATATCCAGGACAATCTGCTTGAGTTGCTTCATAAGCATATTCAAAATGATCTTGATCTTCTTCCGACCATTCTTCTTCTGTTAAATTAGCGTACTTAGCTTTTAATTCATTTATTATTGCCCATGCTCTGCTTTGTCTTGACTCAGGATAATAAGTTTCTGAATCAACCATGTCTTTTAACCAAGTTGTTGCTTCATCTTCAGTATTCATTTTATTCCCCTTTATTTTTATTTATTTGTTTGTAGGGTTAAATAATAATATTTATTTTACAGAATGTAAAGATTCTTTATCTTTCCACAAATTAAATGCTGTGTACGCTCCAACATAACCAAGCGCAATACAGACGAAAGCTCCCTGTTTCTGGGCTTCCAAGAGGTATTCTTGCTGTCCATCCTGCCATTTTGACTTGGTGTGGTCTTGACGTTTTAGTTCACAGATGAACGCAACGCTTGCCGGAATAATAATATCAGGCGCACCTTTTGTCATCCCCTCGCTCTTCTGTTTGGTTGCCTGGTAGAATGTACGCAACCCTTCATTCCTAATGTGCGTTGCAATCAAACCATAGCTGTCTGGGTGTTCCCTGCGTAGTTTTGCAAAAAAGGTTACTGCTTCAGCAGATTCACTAGGACATTCCCCTCGAAAATCTATGTTGCCAAATACTTGTATGTCATTGTGGAACTTCATCGGCACTCCTGTTGTAGTCGTATATTTTAAAGAAATCACCACTCTTTTTATATGTGATGGTATTTGGCGTTGTAAAGCCTCCATCAGTAAATGCCATAAAAGCATCGTAGTGCTTCTGCATCTTCATGGTAAACCATACTGGAAACGATCTATACTCGGTTACAAAATCAACCCGTAAACATTCATTTCCTGCCTTGCTTAGTGTGGGTGTTGCACGCATTGCAACAACCTTATCAGTCTGTATTTGTGTTGGGTCTTTCTTTTTCATTTGGAAGTCAGCCACCAGGCGATCATTAGGGTTTATTAATTCGTTCTTACAACATGAGCAGTATCTTGCAGTTATATCATTCTCAGATTCGCATACCTCGCATAGTTTATGCGTATAACGATAAGCGCATTGACTATACTTTCCTTTTATAAGTGTATAACCTTGACATCTCCTTCCCCAATGAGCTGGCATAGCTCCGTATTCTGTTTCTATCTCATTGCCTTCTAAATCTATAAAATAACCATGTTTATTTATACTAAATTTTTCATCATTCTTTTTAGCAGAAAATTGATTAACGCATTTACATTCAGGACATTCAGAAATAACTGGCGACAATTCTCCTTCAGATTTAAAAACAGATTTAATCTCTGGATTAAACAAATCTCCATCTGGAAAGTGCATATCAATGTTTTGAGCGTAATCCAAAATCAAAGCATCTTTTTTACCTTCATGTATTCTTACTGATCTACCTATAATTTGCCCAAGAAGCGCACTAGACTCTGTTTTTCTTAGTAAAGCTATAACATCTACCGAGGTACAATCAAAGCCAGTTGTCAACGTATCAACAGACACTAAATATTTAATTTTTTGTGCTTTAAAGTCTAAAATTATTTGTTCACGTTCTTTTTTATTTGTCTTGCCTGTAATCATTGCAGATATTACTGGTGGCAATGATGCAAGTATCTCTTCACAATGCTTTATTGTTGCACCAAAAAACATAATGCTTTTTCTGTTTACAGATTGAGTTACAACATCAGAAACAATTAACGATGTTTTTCTGCCGTGACCAACAAAAGCAGCATCAATTGTTTTATCATCAAATTTACCAAAGCTATTTAGCTTTAATCCTGAAGTATCATAAGATGCTGAATTAATCTCCCCAATAACAGGTTTTGTAATATAACCATGCTCCAATAAATATCTTCCAGATATTTGACAAACAAGTTTATAAAAATAAGGGTTTTTAGCAATCGCTTCTGGTATTGGTTTATCGTTTAAATCAAGTTTATAAATATATCCAAGTCCTAACTTAAAAGGTGTGCTGGTTAATCCAATAACCCTTAAATTAGGATTATGTTTTTTTATAGAATCAATAATATTAAATATGGTTGGTGTTAATGATTCGTGAGCCTCATCAAGTATGATTGCACCAAATTGATTACCAAACCGATGTATTTTATTAACTACTGTTTTTGGAGTCCCATACACTACATTATGTTTTATACATTTAGTTCCAAGTGATGCGCTAAATATTGAACATTCATTACCAGTGGCTAAGTATTTTTCTATGTTTTGCTGGCAAAGCTCACGAGAAGGTTGCAAACATAAAACTTTCTTACCACTAAACTCATGTATTTTTCTAGCAAGTTCAGCAACTATTAATGATTTTCCTGCTGCCGTAAATGCTTCAATCAAACAAGGTTCAGTTGATATTTTTATATGCTCAAAAGCATCATCTACGGCTTTATTTTGGTAATCTCTTAGCTTAAGCATTTTGATAAGTTTCTTTTCTTATAATGCGACTAATAGTTGCTTGAGAAACCCCAAATAAATTTGCAAGTTTTGATCCAGATAAATTAATTGATCTTATTTGTTTTGCTTGTTCATTTGTTAATTTAGAACTATTTGCATATTCTCCAGTTCCTTTATGCGACCTGCCTTTATTAACCATATCTGCCATATTATCTTTATGCGTTCCAATAAATAAATGATCTGGATTTACGCATAATGGCGTATCACATTTATGACAGACATACATTCCTGATTTAATTTCCCCATGTATCATCATGTAAGAAAACCTGTGCGCTCCAATGTCTTTTTTGCCTTTACTTATTCTTGGATATAAAACACCTTTGCTATTTGCTCTTGTGCTTCCTTCCCACATCCAACAACCATTTTCTTTAACAATATATTTTTTATGGAATCTTTCTGTAATATTTCCTGTATCTTTTATTCTATTTCCATAGTTATTAACATCACCATTTTTTAAAAGCCTTCTATAGTGCATATCACAATATTTCTTACATACAGCTTTTCTTTCACAGTTATTAAAATTACATTTATTCATATTATTCTCCATTGTGTCGTTTAGTCCATTATATAGGAATAACTGACACAATTAAATATATATTTGCATCATGCGCTTGTTGTTGGTAGGGACGGAGTTTCACGTTAAACGCCAATAACTACTGGGAGCAGACTGGTATTTAGTAAGGTCTGCATCAGGCAATAGCTCTTTTATCGCTTTAGCGTAGGATATAGCTCCATCACGGTGTACTTGTGTTAGCTTGTGTCCAGCAATCTCACTATCTTTATCACCAGCAAGGGAAACTATTTCAGCCAATATATCTTTGCGTGTTGCCTCCAGCTTCTTAATTTCTTCTGTAGCGGCAAGGTATAACTCCAGCATTGCTTCACATTGCAACTGTTGGCGCTTGTCTTGCAGATACTTTAAGCAGGATGGCGCTTCACGCTCCACAAGATACTTATCATAAAATTCTCGCAATTCCGGTAAGTATTTATCAATAGCTAAAGGATTAAACCAAACTGTTTCTAGCATCTCTCCATGTGCAGACCATTGATAGAAATGACACCATTCCCTGCCAGTTACTAACAACTGTATTTGTATCTGCAACCAGTAATGGGTTTGGTAGTCTATAGACTTAAACTCTGGTGGGTTTTTATCTCTTAAACTGTATGGACATTTGATCTCAATTAAACCATTATCATTAATCAAACCATCAGGACTAGCTCCTAGCCAATCCTCATAATTGTGGAAACCTGTTAGCTCAACCTTTTTATTGTGCTTTAACTGGTAATCAGCTAATGCAATAGATTCATTATCATTACCATAATTTGTAGCTACATTTCCCTTAAACTCAGATGGATAACCATGATATTCACGCACCATGTTACGCATAACATCTTCTGGCTTCATAAAAGGCGACATGCTTAGTATTGCACCAACACTTGAGCCTGTTACACGGTTCTTCCTGGCGGCAAACCATTCTTCTGTGCGTTGTTCCATTGTTATTGCTCCGTATTCTTGTTAAAAATAGAGAGTAAAACCTCATCATTCCTCCATTTGTCAGTATTAAGCAAAAGATTGGCAATATATTGAATGTCTTTTTGAATTGATGAAACTGGTTTTTCTCTTTGTCTTCCAATTTGTAAACCAGTTGCTTCTTTTATTCCCTGAATATTTGCCACAGTAACTTCATAACCACATAATGCAACCATTGCATTTGCTATAATTTTATACTCAACATCTTTGTATAGCTCAATATTTGCTTCAATGTTTTTTGAAATTTCCCATACTTGTTTCTGGGTTAATCTGTTTAACGTAGTCATTTTATTTACCTTATATTTATAGTTAAGTTATGCACATCCTTGTGCATGGGGTTTATTTACCAGGGTACGTCAGCGTGTAGACCTTCATCAACTACAACTGGCTCTGGTGTTTGTACGGCTGTTGTTTTACTGCGTGGTGCTACAGATGCAACCCAGTTACCTGTACGATCATTCATCTCCCATATCATTACTTTAATAAGCATTGGTTTATGCAGTAATGCTTTTGCCATTGCCGTATCGTTTGGCGTTTCATCATTTAATGCTAACTTACCACCACAATTTGCATCAATAGCCATTAACATTTTTTTGGCTTTGTCTGCTTTCTTAGTATCAACATCAAAAACCCTAACCTTTTGGAACACTTTACGGCCTTTATAAATAGCTGGCTCTGCTATTACCCAACGTAGGCTGATGTATTCATCACCTTGATATTCAGCAAGGCCTGCTTCATCAATCATTGCTAGGCAAGTTGTGTTATCAGGTATGTTTTCAATAGTACCGCCACCAGAAGTAAATTCACCAGTTGTAGTAATTGCATTGTTGTCGCTTGTAGTCCAAAAATTTGCCATGCTGTTATGCTCCGATTGAAGGGATTAAGTTTAAAAGTGGGTTTGTGCCGTTTACAACTAATAAGTCATCACTAATACCGTAACGGTTTTTACTAACATTTGCAGCGGAGGCGTATGTTACCAGTATTCTTGTGCCATCGCTTATGGCTTTTTTACGATCCCCATCACCAAAGGTGTGTGTTTCTAATTTTAAATAGCCAACCAGGTCAACATTATCTGTATAATGCGACACGCTCTTTTTCTGCATACGAATGTTGTAGCGTGTATAAGGGTCTTGGTCAGGAAGTTCTATTGTTTCTGTTTCACTATGTGCTATAAAAACAATGTTCATGCCTTTGGCTTCATTCAAGATGCCAGAAGCTTTACGAACTCTGCCATGATAAGAACTTAATGCTTGAAAACCAGCTCCGTATCCACCTAATGCTTGTGCTATGGTGCGTGGTTTTTTAGGGTCAGTATCGACTATGTGATTCATAAATAGATTGTCTAACTGCGTAACGCTGTCTATTACCAAAGTTTTATAATCATGCTGATCTTTTATAAGAGCGGTTAGTTGCTCCCATAATTGGTCAACAGTATTAAGAATGGGGAAAGCATCAGGTCTTGAAGCAACAGGTATGGCTTGTAAACCATCTTCAGCTCTGATAAATATAGGTTTTGGAAATGTGGCAGCTAAACTTGTTTTTCCAAGTCCAGCATCACCTGTTATAGTGCAAATGATCGAACGATCATCTGGTTTAGCAATAGAGCTTAGTACGCTCATGGTGTTTCTCCTTACGGTTAAAAATCTTTTTCTCTAATTCCGTTGCACATTTTACTTAAATAATTTAGAATTGCAACACCTAAAACAAAATAATTTTTAACAAAGGGAAAAAAATAATGTTCACACCAGAAGAAATAATTAATAAACTGCAACCTTTAAACTTAACTTATTTATCAAAGAATACTGGCATTAAATATAATGTATTGTGGAAGTTTGCCAATAATAAATTGAAGATCATTCCCTATGATTTAATTAAAAGACTGAGTGACTATTTCAATGTTGCCTGAGTTATGTGATGCAATAAGGTCAGTTGGTTATGAACCACCATCTAATATAGCTATTGGTAAAGTTACAAGATTTTCAACCAACGGCAGGCGTAATGATCGCTCTGGTTGGGTGCATGTTTTTGATGATGCAAAAGGAGCTGTGTTTGGTTGTTGGCGCAGTGGAGAGCAACACCAATGGCATGAGAAACGTGATTATGTTCCAGACATACATGAGCAGGAGGCTATGCGTCAACAGTTTGAAGAAGCTAAACGAAAAGCAATAGCTGAACGTGATGCGTCTTATTATGTAGCAGCAAAGGAAGCGCAGGTTTTATTTGATAATGCTGTTCCAGTTGTAAGTCATGATTATCTTACTAACAAAGGAATACGTCCAAATATGGCTCGTATGTTTGGCGGAAAGTTAATCATACCTGTATATGGTGCAGATGGAGAAATTCAGTCTGTACAATCAATATTTAGTGACGGTGCTAAAAGGTTTCATTCTGGTGGAAAGATGCTTGGAGGTCATTGCTGGATAGGAGATCCTTCTGAGTCTGAAACTTTATTGATAGCAGAAGGATTTGCAACAGCAGATAGTTTAAACCAAGCTACAAAACTTGCTGTCTGTATAGCATTTAACGCTGGAAATCTTAAGCCAGTAACACAAATGATTGCAAGCCAGTACATTGGTAAGAAAATAGTTATTTGTGCAGACAATGACAGTTCTGGTATTGGCATGAGCAAAGCAAAAGAATGTGGAGTTGATATTGTATTGCCAACTATTGATGGTGACTTCAACGATATGATGTCAGAACTAGGCATTGATGCAGTTAGGGAAATCATTTTTGGTAAAGTAAAACCAGAGGAGTTATTTGTTACCATCGAAGATATGATGGCAAGTATTAGTAAGCCTGACTGGTTAATAAAGGGAATACTTGAGCGTGGCTCAATGAATCTTCTTTTTGGTGAGTCAGGTGCAGGTAAAAGTCTTTTTGCTATGGATTGGGCGTTTTGTGCTGCAACAGGTAGAAACTGGCATGGTCATAAGATAAAAGAAGAATTAAAAACTTTAATTATTATGGGTGAAGGTTTGCGTGGTGCTTCAATGCGTTTTAAAGCATTATCACAAAAATATGGAGAACCGCCAAAGAATATTAGATTAAGCAGACGATCCATTAATCTATTAGATAGTAAAGAAGCTGATGAAATATTAAAAATAGTAGCAGAGTTAGATTTTAAACCTGATATTATTATTATTGATACGTTGCACAGGAATATGGTTGGAGATGAAAACAGCTCTGAAGATATGGCATTGTATTTTAAGTCTATAGAATTACTTGCCAGACGTTTAGATGCTGCGATTGTAACAGTTCACCATAGTGGACATGGCGATAAAGGAAGGTCAAGAGGTTCATCATCTATAAAAGCAGCTATGGACGCAGAGTTTTGTGTCACTAAGAATGGAGATGCAATTACTTTTAGTTGCACCAAGTCAAAAGACTTTGGATTTGGCACTGATATGAGTTTTATTATTAAAGAAGTAGAGTTAGAAGGTGAGGTATTTTATGATGAAGATGATGATAAGCAAGTCACCAGTGTTTATTTAGAGTATCAAGGTGTAGCTACTAAAGAAAAAGTATTGTCAAAAAAGTTACAAAAAGCTATGGACAGTTTAGTTTTAGCATCAGAAACTATTGGAAAAGAGCGTCCAGAACTGTCCATTTTAGGTTCTGGACACGTAATTGTAAGTCTGTCCGAATGGAAGCCATTTTTTAATGAACATAAAGAGCTTGCTGAAAGAAGGCAAAACTTTTCAGAGTGCAGAAAAGAGTTGTTAAAACAAGAACTTATAGCTGTTGATGGAGATTATAGTTGGATATTATAATCTGTCCAAGTGTCCAAATTGGACATTATTGGACATGTTGTACAGGATTAATAAAAGTGTCCGTCCTGTCCGAGTGTCCTTTAGGACACGGACAGGTGGACAGAAATCTCGGACAAGGAGTTGGATGGAAGAAGTTTTAGAGCTTATAAAAGAGGTTGAAGAAGTTTTTGGAACAGTACAAGCAAAAGCAATTAAGATTGATGACAAGGTAGTTTTACATGAAGGTAGATTTCAACAAGAACGTGAAGGATTGGAGTTATGAAGAAAGATTACGCAATGTCGTGGTATTTATTACCGTTTGTATTGGTGGTATATTTTTTTATATTGTTGGTGGGCATTGTTAAGCTGGTGTTTAAAAGATGATTGCAATTTTATATGGTTTATATTTAATAATTAGGAGAAATGATGGATGATGTTGAATACTTTTATTATATGGCAGATAAGATGAACAAAATGCCAACTGAAGCGCAATTAAAGGCGTTTTTAGAAGCTCTTAATACTATGAGCAGGATAAAAGCTTTTGTACTTGTGATGAGGTTGTAATGAAGCACAATCATTATTTTAAAGATGTACGGCATATTGACGGCATTGACGTTTATCGGGTGTTGGAATTGTTTAATGTAACAGACCCTTGTCTGCAACATGCGGTAAAAAAGTTGTTGTGTGCAGGGAAAAGAGGTGCAAAGGATGAAGAGCAAGATGTTCAAGAGGCAATGGATACGTTGGAGCGTTATCAGGATATGAAGGTGGAGGAAGATCTGCATGATTAAACGGACAAAGATTTGCAAACATAAGTACCAGGCAACTTATGTTTCATGGCGCAAGAAAGTTTGTGTTGATTGCAATAAAGAGTTTCCATTGTATGATTTAAAGATTGAACACCAAAGGTAATAATAATGGCGTTAAAGGTTAGCAACAAGAACAGAAAGAAATTAATAATGTTCAAGGCAAATGAAAAAAGTTATGAAACCAAAGATTAAGTGAGTTGGAAATTACTGGAGGTGTTATAGTGCAGACAGAATTGCTTATGGTGAGTCACCAAAGGTGGCGTTTATTAATTGGAAATCGCAGTATTTTTAATAACTAATTTTAAGATAAGGAGTTGTCTAAAAAAGACAAAATTAGATATGGCAACATTAGGAAAAGCAGGTGGAGAAAAAACAGGTGGTCGTCAAAAGGGCGTACAAAATGTTGCAACTGTACAAGCAAGACAAGCTATTGCAGATTTTGTTGATGGAAATGCTCACAGATTAACAGGATGGCTTGACCAAGTTGCTGAAACAAATCCAGAGCGTGCGTTTCAGTTATTTCAAAGTGTTATTGAATATCATGTTCCAAAGTTAGCAAGAAGTGACAATACTGTAACTGGCGCAGATGGTGGAGCAATAGTCCACAGGATAGAGGTTTCATTTGGCGACGATTAAGGCAAAGTTTCCTCCAAGTCTTAAAGATATATTTAAGCCAAAACGATATAAAGTCATTTATGGTGGACGTGGCTCAGGAAAAAGTTGGAGTGTTGCAAGAGCATTAATCATTAAGTCTGTTAATGAACCGATAAGAGTTCTTTGCGCTCGTGAAACACAGAAGTCCATACAAGAATCAGTACATAAGTTGCTTAAGGATCAGATTGATATACTTGGTTTACAGCATATGTTTACAGTGCTTGAAACAAAGATAATCGGGATTAATGGTTCTGAGTTTAGTTTTGCAGGTATTCGTCAACAAGGAATTACAAACCTAAAGTCTTTTGAAGGTGTTGATATATGTTGGGTTGAAGAAGCTCAGGTTTGTACTAAGAAATCATGGGATGTTTTAATACCAACTATTAGAAAACCAAATAGTGAAATATGGATAACATTCAATCCAGAACTAGACACTGATGAAACGTATGTTAGATTTGTATTGACAGATAATGAAGAAGCTGTTGTTATAAAATGCAACTATTCTGATAATCCTTGGTTTCCAGAGGAACTTGAAAAGGAAAGAATAAACTGGTTAAAACGTGATCCTGAAGGATATAAAACAGTTTGGGATGGAGAATGTCGTCCTGCTGTTGAAGGTGCTATTTACGTTAATGAGATAACTAAACTTCATCTTGAAAAAAGACTAGGCAATGCTCCATACGATCCATTATTGAAAGTTCATACAGTATGGGATTTAGGTTGGAACGATTCTATGTCTATAATGATGGTGCAGAGATCAGGTTCTGGTGAAGTTAGGATTATCGACTATATTGAAGATTCACATCGTACTTTAGATAGTTACATTGCTGAATTGAATACAAAAGGTTACAATTATGGCACGGACTATATTCCTCATGATGGTCGCAGTCGTGACTTTAAATCAGGAAGGTCTACAGAAGAAATATTAATGGCATTAGGAAGAAGTGTTAATGTTTTAGGACGTGAGGACATCGAGGAAGGAATCAAGATGGCAAGGATGATGTTTGGTAGAGTTTGGATTGATAAGAAAGCGTCAGAGTTACTGAATCAAATCAAACGCTATAGAAGAACACAAAATCAAAGCACTGGTACGTTTGGCGCACCGCTTCATGATGATTCATCTCACGGAGCTGATTGTTTTAGGTATCTTGCGATGGCAGAACAGAATATGACTAATGACTCTTGGAGTTCTGGAGCATTAGATTATTCATATATACAACGTGGTGTAATTTAATAAAAGAGGATTAAAAATGGCTAAGTCTAAATCAAAAAAAGCTCCATCTCCAATGATGCCTGGTAAGAAAAAAGGCTGCTAAGATGGCAAAAATGACTGATTCAGAAATATTGGCAATTATCCAAAATGAAATGGCTAATGCTGATATTACGACAACTTCATCTCCTTCACTGCAAGAACCGCTTAGATATTATCTTGGGCTTCCATTAGGCAATGAACAGGAAGGGCGTAGCTCATTGGTATCAACAGATGTTGCTGATGCTATTGAGTGGATAATGCCTCAGATTATGAAATCATTTACTCAAAATAATGAGGTGGTGGTTTTTGATCCTGTCAATGAAGGAGATGAATTACAGGCGCAAATTGAATCAGAATATGTATATGATGTATTGATGAAGCAAAATGATGGGTTTACTTTAATCCATCAATTTGTGAAAGATGCACTTATGCAACGCAATGGAATGTTAAAAGTTTATTATGAAGATGATGAAAAGATAACCACATACAACTATTCAGGATTAACAGAAGATCAGTTAGCTGTTGCTCTGTTGGATGAAGATAGTGAGATATTGGAATTAACTGAAGATGAAAGTCAATCAGAAAATCCATTAGAACAAGAGCCTACAACATACAGTGCAAAAATTAAGGTCACTGAGAAATGTGGAAAGATTTGTATTGATCCTGTTGCTCCTGAAGAATTTAGAGTCAACACGCAACATAACAATATCAGTTTAGCTAATGCTAGATTTACATGTCACATTGTAAACAAGACACTTTCTGACCTAAGAGAAGAAGGTTATAAAGATGAAGACATTGAAGACTTAGTTAGCTCTGATTTGCTTAGGTCTGCATATAGATTTAACTATCAGAATGAACCAACACAAGTTCCATCAGTATTAAGTTCAGATGATGCTAACAGATTAGTAGAGGTTACTGAGTGTTATTTAAAACTTGATGTAAATGGTGATGGAATAGCTGAATTAATGAAAGTAACAGTTGCAGGAGTTGAAACTCCAACTGTTATTTTAAGCATGGAAGAAATAGATAGTTTACCTTGGATTAGCACCACAGCGATATTAATGTCACACAAGTTCCAAGGATTATCAATCTATGACCGCCTGAAGTCTATCCAAGACAATAAGACCGCAATTATCCGTAATATTATGGATAACATGTACTTGCAAAACAATCAGCGCAATGTTGTTCTTGAAGGTCAAGTAAATCTTGATGACCTATTAGTATCAAGACCTGGTGGATTAATCCGAGTAAAAAGAACTGATGCAATAATGCCGTTGCAAACACCTGCTATTGGTGATGCAGCATTTAGTATGATGCAGTATCTTGATGAAGTAAAAGCAGGAAGAACTGGCGTATCAGCAGACGGAACAGCAAGCCCAGAAAATATTGGCAATGCAGTTGGCTCACAAGGTGTTGAGCGAATGATGAACGCCAAAGAAGAATTAGTTGGTCTAATTATTCGTGTTATCTGTGAAACTGGTATCAAACCTCTTTGTAATAAGATTCGTGATCTTGTTACCATGCACGTTGATACTATAGAAGATTTTAAGTTTCGTGGTCAATGGGTCAAAGTTAATCCATCTGAGTGGGAAGAAAGAACAAGAAGTTCAGTGAGAGTTGGAACTGGAACTGGTGATACTAGAGCAAAGCTTGCAGCCATACAACAGGTTCAGTTACTGCAAGAAAAGATTATGAGTATGCCAAATCAAACGCTTACTAATCCTAACAAGATATATGCCACTATAGATGACTTCTGTAAGTTCTCAGGACTAGACTCGGCTAATAAATATTTTGTTGATCCAGCAAGTCCAGAAGGTCAGCAAGCAGCACAACAATCACAGCAAACACAACAGCAACAACAGCAAGAATCGCAACAAGCACAACTTGAACAGATGCGTATGCAAGCAGAGCTGGCTAAATCAGCAACTACTACAGCAGAAGCGCAGATGCAGAATGTAGCTATCAAAGGTCAGGTTGAGTTAGGTAAACATCAACGTGAAATGGAAAAACAATCATTTCAGATTCAGTTGGAGCAGTTAAAGGCTGAATTAGACAAAGCTAAGGCTGTTCAAATAGCTGAAAAAGATTTAGAAGATATAAAGTTTAAGTATGACCAGTTGTATGCTCAAACAGCACTTAAATTAACAGAGTTGGAATCATCATCAAATACATCTCAAGATGTTAATTATGAGCAGAACAGGAACAATATGTATGACGGTTGAAGATGAGATAGAGTTAGGTAATAGAGCAAACAGAGCTTACTCAAATTACTTGGCTGATTATATTATTAAGAAAAATGCAGACTTATATAGGCAATTTTTGTTTACAGATGATATAGAAAGTTTAAAATTAATAAAGGCTCAACAAAAGGCATTACAAATTATTGAGAATGATATAACTTCAGATATAGAAACTGGGCGATTAGCTCAACTACAAAAAGGAAATTAAAAATGTCAGACCAAGCTACTACTTCAACGGCTGAACTTTCGAGTGAAGCTGGAAGCGTAAATATGGTAGATCAAATTGCTAACCTGTTATCAGGTGAACCAGAAAAAGAATCTGTTAAGAAACCAGAAATTGAAGAATCAGAGGAGGATGATACCCAACCAGACGATTCTACCCAAGAGATGGAAGATGCAGATAATGAGGAAACAGATGACGTTGAAGAAACTGATTCTGACGAAGATGTCACTTGGGCAAATACCCTTGGCATTGACGAAAAAAATGTAGTCCTTGATGAAGAAGGTAACTTAGCTGGAATCAATGTAAAGGTTGATGGAAAGGTAAGTACAGTTGGAGTTAAAGACTTGATTGCTGGATACCAAAGCAATAAGAGCAATACTAATAAATCAAAACAACTTGCTGATGAAAGGCGAGATTTTGATAGCATTAAGAACGCTGTTGCTGGTGAGTATATTGGAAAGATTGAAACAGTTAATAAGCTAACACAGCATCTTAAAGATACCTTGATGGGTAGTTATAAAGATGTTGATTGGAATAGACTCAGAGTTGATAATCCTGGTGAATATGCAGCTATGGTTCAAGATTTCAATTTACGAAACAGTGAAATTGAACAAATTTCAAATGCCGTAACTAATGAAATGCAGGGCATTGGTCAGCAAATGACCGCAGAACAACAGGCAATGCAACAAGAGTATATTAAGGCTCAAGCTGATAAAGTTTTAGAAAAAAATCCTTCATGGGCAAAGCCTGAAGTATTCAAAAAGGCTTTAGTAGAGATGACTGATTTTGTAGCAGGTGCTTATGGTTTTACACAAGAAGAGTTTGGTGGAATACAAGATGCTAGGATGCTTGAGGTTATCAAAGATGCCATGAGGTATCGTTCAAGCATAAAGAATGTTAAGACCAAACTTGATGTGAACTTACCAAAGTATCAAAAGAGTACAGGCAAGACAACCAAATCAGTTACTAAACTTGATAAACTAACAAAGATTGCAAAATCTTCTAATGGTTATCAAAAACGTAACGCTGAAACTGATGCCGTAGCAGAGTTGCTCGGTGGATTATATAATTAATTTTTTAAAAGGGTATCGAAATGAGTACAGCTAACTTAGATGCAGCAACACTTAAAGGTGTTGTCCGTGGCGGTTTAATCCGTGAAGATGTAATGAGCCAAATCTGGGATATTTCTAAAATCCCATTACCATTTACTGATGCGATTGGCACTGAAACTTCAGGCAATCCATACAAAGAGTGGACAACTGATGCACTTGCTGCACCAAACTTAACTAACGCTGTTATTGACGGCTCAGATGCTTCAGGTAACAACACTGTTACAGGTTTGAGAGTTGGTAATCATCATCAAATCTCTACTAAAGTAGTTCGTACCTCTTTCAGAGCAGATTCTTCTGATGTGATTGGTCGTACTAAAGAATTGTCTTATCAAATGATGCGTAGACAACAAGAGTTGCGTCGTGATGTTGAAGCTATTGCATTGACTAACCAAGCTTCTTTTGCTGATACTGGCTCTGCTGCTGGTAACGCTGGTGGTTTGCCATCTTGGTTGACTACCAACTTCTCAGCTGGTGCAACTGGCGCAATCGGTGGCTTCCAATCTTCAGGTGTAACTCTAAAACGTACTTATGGTACTGCCAGAGCGTTGACTGAAACTCTTGTGCGTGATGCAGTTCAATCTGTTTACTCACAAGGTGGTGATCCAACTATCATGATGTCAGTTCCTGGTGTTATTCGTAGATTCAGCGAGTATTTATTTACTTCATCTGCTCGTGTAGCAACATTGATGTCAGATCAAGGTAAATCTGCTTCTGCTGCAACTGCAATGGGTGCTGTAAACGTATTTGTAACTGACTTTGGTACTTTGAAATTAGTTCCAAACCGTTTACAAATTCCTTACACTGGCACAGCTGGCTCTACAACTGGTGTTTATGCTTCTTCTGGCGTATCTGCTGACGTATTTATCCTTGATCCTTCATACTTGGCTATGTCTTATTTAAAAGGCTACAGAACTGAAGAATTAGCTAAAACTGGTCTTGCAGAAAACCGTCAAATGTCTGTTGACTGGACATTGATATGCAACACTGAGAAGTCACATGCGATCATTGGTGATATTACCATTGCATCTGCTGTAACTGCTTAATATTGATAGCCCACTGTAATAGGTGGGCTTTCTTTTATCTGAGGAATAAACATGGCTACAACAAAAGAAGTAGTAAAAGAAGTAAAACCAAAAACAGTCAAAGTTAAAAACATTTGGACTGATCCAATTAGTTTTGAAAGTGGTGTTATTGCACCAAACGCTGAAGGTGAAGTATCTTTAGCAGAAGCAGAAGCATTATCAGAATTTGTACAAAAGGTGTAAGCAATGGATAGTGTAATTAAAAGTGACATGCACTATGATGCTCAAAGCAATACAGTTACTCATGTTACAACACAGCCTACTGAAAAGATTATCCTTGAGCGCAATTCTGAGTTAAGAAAAAACCAAGGTGCTATTCATGATTTAGGTAAACAAAGTGGCGAATCTTTTGGTCGTATGGTAGCATCTATACCATTCATTATGTTTGAGAAAGCATTAAGAGATGGATACGATCTTAACAGCCCAGACAGCCAAATTGCAGGTCAAGAGATGAATAGATTTCTAAAGTCAACAGAAGGCAAGATGTGCCTAGTTCAAGGTAAGCACTGATGGCTAAGTTCCTTGATTTTGCAAGAAACGTATGGATAGGAAGTAAAAATCCAGATGAAGGAAGATTAAGTTTAAAAGGATTGGGAAAGCCTCAAATAGTTACACCATTATTAATTGGTATGACATTGGCGCAAGCTACTAATGCTTTATTGTCTGCTAGTTTGAAATTAGGAACAGTTACATTAACAACAGGATTAGTAACAGCTCAAAGTGTAGCTGCATACACTAATGTATCACCTGGTACTATTGTTAATATTACATTAACTTCATGAGTTCTTATATGTCTGACATTAATTGTAGAGTTGCCAAAGTAGAACAGCAAATAGAAGCATTGCTTAATGACATACATCATGACCGTGAGGAATCACGTAGACGATCTGATAGAATATTTTTAATATTAGATGAACTTCAAAAAACTACTCATAACAACAAGGGATTTTTTGGCGGAGTAGTGTTTAGTGTTTCAGCTATTTTTGCTTTTATTGTATATTTAACGAGCAAGAATTAATGAGCGCATTAGAGATATTAATCAAGCTAATTAAAGATAGTGAAGGTTGCAAATTAAAATCTTATAAATGCCCAGCAGGTATTTGGACTATAGGATATGGTCAGACAAAAGGAATTAAAGAAGGAATGGTATGGACACAACAACAAGCTGATGAAGATATAATTAAAACCGCATTACAGGCTTTTAATGAAGCGATTAAGTCTTCACCAATACTATCAACTGCTAACATGGAGAAACAAGCTGCAATAGCAGATTTTGTTTATAATCTAGGCATAACGAATTACAATAAATCAACATTAAAACTAAGGGTTGATAAAGGTAACTGGGTTTCTGCATCAACAGAGATCAAGAAATGGAATAAGAGTAATGGAACTATTCTTAATGGTTTAGTTAAAAGAAGGCAATTAGAAGCTGACTTATTATTGATGTAAGGAATTATAATGGCTATATCGGTTTACACAAAATATACTGCTGGAGTTGAGTCACTGGTAGAAGGAACAAATGCAGGAACAGATGTTTGGAAGGTAGCATTAGCAAATACTATCAACATTTCTGATACAACATTTGTAGCTGGAACAACAGACTTAGTTACTGCTGGAGGCTATACAGCTGGTGGTAATACTTGTGCTACAACATCATCATCTCAGTCTGGTGGAATATTTAAACTTGTGCTTGCAAGTCCAGCTATTTGGACAGCAACAGGCGCAGGATTTACTTATCGCTATGCGATTCTCTATAATTCAACACTGAATATTCCAATAGGTTTTTGGGATTATGGCTCAAGCCAACTTATTTCAGCTTCTGAAACAGTGCAGATCGTACTTGATTCGGTCAATGGCGTGTTTCAAATAACTTAAGGAATTATAATGGCTCTTGCATTAAAAGATCGTGTTAAAGAAACAACTATTGTTGTAGGCACAGGAACAGCTACTTTATTAGGCTCTAGCATTGGATTTCAACCTTTTTCAGTTGTTGGCAACGGCAACACAACATATTACTGCATTGCAGATCAGTTTGGTTCTAACTGGGAAGTTGGTATTGGAACGTATACAGCTTCTGGAAATACGCTTGCTCGTACCACAGTTTTATCTTCTTCCAATGCTGATGCGTTAGTAGCATTTACTGCTGGTATTAAAGACGTATTTGTAACCTACCCTTCTTCAAAAGGCTTGTGGAAAGATGCTTCCGGTAACGCTATAGGGTTAGGAACCCCTGCTTCAGGTGTAGTTACTAATTTGACTGGTACTGCGTCAATCAATATTAACGGAACAGTTGGCGCTACTACTGCAACTACAGGGGCCTTTACTACCTTAGCCTACACAGGCACACTCACAGGCTCCACAGGTGTACTGAACATTGGCTCAGGTCAAGTCTATAAAGATGCGTCAGGCAACGTGGGGATTGGGACTAGCTCGCCAACAGGGAAATTAGATATAGGAAGCACTAGCAGTGTAGGGTCATTAAGCCCATTAACCTTTAGTGGTTTAAATTCAGCCTCTGCAAAAACAAATTACGTTCAATTTGTTCCTTCTATTGCGTTTAACGTAGCTGGAGTTGAAGCAGGTGGGTTTATATTAAAAACACTTCAAAATGGAGCGTATAAAGATAGTATCGTAGCTGCTGCGGCTTTAGTAAATAATATGAACTATTTAGCCTTTAGCACCACTAATGAGGCTATGCGCATCGACTCCTCCGGCAAGGTAGGTATCAACGTAGTTCCTGTTGCTGGAACTAACGCAAAATTACAAATAACAGGGCTTGCAACAAATGCCACAACACTTGCTACAGCATATTCAAATGCGTCTTTGGTTGTAATTCCAAAATCCACTTCAGGGTATTCACTTGCCATTGCTTCAGGAACTGGTGATCTCCCACAGTTGCAAGTTAGCGCAAATGGCGCAGCTTCTGGGGATTTATTGATCCAACCTTATGGCGGCAACGTGGGGATTGGTACTGGGACGAGTAGTCCAAGTGGTAGATTGCATGTAAGTGGAGGATATGCAGGTTTTCAATATAACTCTAGTGGAACTTATCCTTCTTACAATACATGGTTTAGCGCCATAGGGCATAATTTTCAAAGTGGCGCTAGTTATATGGATTTTTGGAACACTGTTGGGTCAGGATTTCAATGGCATATACAATCAGGCGCATCTACTCAAACACCAGTAATGACCATCGACTCCTCCGGCAACGTGGGGATTGGTACTACTTCGCCATCAGCAAAACTTCATGTTGGTAGCTCGAATTCGTTGAGTATTCTTGCCCAACACCCCGGCAACAATTCGTTTGGTACAGTCATTCAAGCCACCACCACTGGCGGCACAGATGACCCCATGATTTCCCTTGAAAACTACAATGCTGGGTCTCCAGTA